ATGTTAACGCCGTTTGGTAAGAAAGTTAGGAAATTACGTATAGACGTCGGTGTCACGCTGAAAAGCATGGCTGATGCTATGGGCGTGACCTCGTCTTACCTCTCAGCAATTGAAACAGGAAAACGCGCTGTTACTGATCCTGTGCTGAAAAGCATCATTAGCTATTTCAGTAATGAAGGTGTTCATGCAGGTGACGATTTAACAAAAGCAGCACGTGATTCTCAACAATCTGTTGAGATTAATCTGTCGGGTAAGAATCAAAATGCTCGGGAAGTAGCGATGGCATTTGCACGCAACTTTGATGAACTGAGCGATGATGAGTTTAAACGTCTACGTGAATTGTTAACGAAAAAACAATAAGTAGGAGGCTCTGTTTGAGCGGACAAGATTATCGAGTGCCACCTTTAAGCCGCAACGCGGTGCGTGGTTTAACCAACAACTTACGCTCGATGCTGAAGATACATGATTTGTATTTTCCCGTAATAGAAATGCTGGAGTTCGCGCTACCGCAGATCTTACCTAACTTTTCTTTTGAAACAGCTACGGAAAAGGAGATGGGGGGAACACATGGTCTTACTATGCCTCAGGACTCGTTAATCATTCTTCGTGAGGATGTCTATGAGGGTGCCCATGCTGGAAACGGTCGTGATCGTATGACTGTTGCTCATGAAATTGGTCATCTGCTAATGCATAAGAATATTGCTTTTGCCAGAGCGGCTCCAGGAGTGGAAATTAGAGCTTTTGAAAGCAGCGAATGGCAAGCTAAATGCTTTAGTGGAGAGTTACTCGTTCCCTACAGTCATGCACCATTATTGCGGGGTATGTCTGTAGAGGAAATCGCAAAGGCGTGTGGAGTGTCTGCACACGCTGCGGATTATCAAAAACAACTGTTAAAAAAGTAAAAACCCTGACGGCGGCAACCATCAGGGTTTAACTAGGCGATGATACCAAGAGGCATCGCACCGTGAACTTCTCTATAAGCAGCCCGAACATAACACTTCGGGAGAGTAGGTTCAAGGAAAAATCTCTCTCGGTAAGGAGGTGTTTTATGAATGGGTTTGAAATCAATCGTTTCAAAAGCGGCACCAAAAGGGTTCCGTTGGGTTTTCTGCCGCTACCGCAAGGTACGTGGAAAATCCGCCAAAGTCCTTGATGCTCATGATTATGGGTATGAGGCGTGGGCGTTCTTAGTTCGTTGCTAAGAGTGACCACACAAGGCACCTGCGGGTGCCTTATTTAAGTCTTTATTCAAGGCACCCTTAGGTGCCTTTTTCTATGCCATTTTTATTTCTGCATGGGGTACTTCTACCCATTCAACATGGTTTTGGGTATAGATTTTTGTCGATTTTGCATCACTATGGGCCATTCTCGCCTGCGGATCGATGCCTTGTTTTTCGAAAATATGAGCTGCCAGCGCTCTAATCTCGTGAAAGGTTGGTCTTTCTTTGATAGGTAACTCTGCCGCTACACCTATCCGGTCCCGCAGCTCTGAAAATGCCCTGCTCAAATAATCAGGGGCCACCTGTGTTGGGTGGTTAACTTCCTTGCTTATCGGATTGCTTCTCTTTTCCAGAAGCCGGTGAACAACATAAGGACTGGCCACATTGTCTCTGCTGTTGTCGATGATCTCTTTCAGGGCTCGACCGATCGGAATAGCGACGTGTGAAGCCTCTTTGTGCTGCACTTTTTGCCGATGAATGTAAAGCGTTCCGAATATGCCAGCCTCCTCCTGATCGAACCATACACAGCCGCAAACCCCTTCTTGAGGTTCCTTGATCGAGTACCGGATCCGGGAAACTTCCAGGCGCGCTTGCGTAGTTTGTATGGCAAGGTCCATTGCAGTCTTCAGCCAAGGTTCAGCAGCTGCATGTATGGCCAGGAACTGTTCCAAAGTAAGTCGCCGGCGGACCTTTTTATCGACACGCCGCATTTTTTTCCGTGTTGCAGGGTTATCCATCATTAGCGATTCATCAACAGCATAAGAGAATAGCTTTTTCAGGAAGCTAACTTTTCGGTTCTGAACATTGGCCGACGATTCAGAATGGTAATTTCGTATGTAGGCATTTACGTGCTCAAGCTCAATATCGCATGCGGGTATGTTATTAAAAAATTCTTTAACCCTGATGGCATCATTATTCCAATCGTCAAGTGTGCTTTTAGACGGCTGCTCATCTTTGATCGCTCTCTCCATAATGCGATCAACATGTTCAGAAAACGGGTGGGCTTCACCATTCAGCCCTCCCGATTCCCGAATTAATGAATCTATCGAAGGTGTATTTTCAGGGCGCATCCTCAGGTTATATTCTCGGGCAATGGCGATAGCCATTACTCGATCCGAACCGAGAGTTTTCTTTTTCCCAGTAATAAGCGTGAACTTATACACGCCACGATCTTTATCAAAAAAAAGATAATCAGGGAGGTGGCGGTATTCTTTTTTTCGTGGCCTTGCTGCCATGGTCAACCCTCAATTATTAACTGACGTACCGCCTGATTAACAATTGAGTCAACTCCCCATTTTTCGGTTTCATAGACAAAAACTGAACCATCTACAATCCTTCCCATGAGTAATCCGTTTTCGACCCAACGTTTTATTGTACGGTTGTCAGGAATGGAGTCTTTGGTAAATTCGCGTTTACTCCAGAGACTCGCTTTCATTAGCTTTGCCATGGTTTCCTTCTCCATAAAGCCCGGCTGCACCCGGGCTGTGTGGTTTACTCGTTGGTGCTGGTGGCAGGGATAATTTTCTGCCAAATTGCTGAGACATATTTTGCCTGGTGGCGCGCATCAGCTAGCCAGGCACGCTTTACACCCAAAGGCATCGAGTGGATCGGCGGTCTGTGGACGGCTCACATCGCTAAGGGGCATGCCGCGTGAGAGGACTGTTTACAGCCGAGACTGTACCGCGCCTGGGGCTTGTGATTTTAAAGCCGGGTAGCGAACTGATGTCTTTGTTTCAACAGGGGCGTGTGCTGGTGGAGCCTCAGCCAAAAAGTATGGCTGGGCTTCCGTCGGGGCTCGTCCCTGATGCCAGGCAGCCGCTGGCAGAAGATAAGTCCCTCGAGGAATTCTTCACCGACGAGAGAGTTATCCGTGCAGCAGGCGGTTTGACCGCATTGGAATCCTGGTTAGAACGTAACGTGAAGGAATGCCAGTATCGGCGTAGAACTGGAAGAGGAACGTTTCAACCAGACGGTAAGTGAGGTGAGACAATTTGCCGGGGACTAAAAAGTGAGCATTTTTTTCTCTCCGCTCAATTTTTCTGAATGCGTTGGCCGCAATAAGAGGGGGGCTAGATGTCTGATCGCCCTTATGGCACTAATCTAGCGGTTGGTGGACATTTGATAGCTAGCTCTGAGTATTAAAAAGTGCGGAGAACGACATCAATCTTCTCCGCAATAATAATGCCAGTGCTACCCGCTTATATGTCTTGTATCCCTATTGAGGATAAGTTGTTAACCTAACGCAAATGATAACATCTAAAAACTATGTGAATAGTTAATTATTTTAAAGATTTAAATAACTCTTCTTAAGGATAACTTAATTTATTGCACTTCTCAGGAGAAGGAAGCTCCAGCATGTTTCAATCATCACGAGGCTGCCGTTTGGCGGCCTTTTTTATTTCTAGAAATAGCACCCGCACTTAGCGAGGTGAGAGACCATGAAAATGAATGATTCAGGGAACATCTTCACGCAGTTCTTCGCGTGGGTAGCCGCTCTGGCTTCTGCCATTGGATTTACCACTCAGGATCTGGTGTTCATGTTCTTTGGCGCTGCCGGTTTACTTATCTCGCTTGCCTCCTACATCAACGGGCGTGTTGATGCACACCGCAGGCGTAAAGAGGATGAGAAGAGAACAAAAATGGTCAATGACTACCTGAAAGGCGTTGGTGACAAACCTCTTCACGAACGTCCTGCAGCTGCAAGCGTGGTCGTTGAGGCATTACAAAAGGAAGGTGAGTGATGAGAGCCAGAGCAAAATTGAGTGCTGCTGTTCTGGGGCTGGTACTGGCTGGTGCGCCGGCATCCGTCATTCTCGATCAGTTTCTGAATGAGAAAGAGGGTAACAGCCTCACGGCGTACAAAGATGGCAGCGGCATCTGGACGATTTGCCGGGGAGCTACCACGGTTAACGGCAGGCCTGTTATTTGAGCAGGCGCTGGTGGCGCGGTACGGTTTCAATCAACTGGAAATGACAGCCATCGGCTGTACCAGGCAGTCTGAAGCAAACCGAAAAGGCCGCTGGGGTATCCTCACCAACAACAAGGATCGCGTTGTTTCGTTTGATGTCGGTCTGGACGGAAACATTCCGCAGCCGGGCTACATCATCGCCGTGGCAGACGAGTTGCTTTCAGGAAAGGTTATGGGTGGCCGTATCAGCGCCGTTAACGGTCGCGTTATCAAACTTGACCGCGTGGCAGATGCGGCAGCAGGTGATCGCCTTATTCTCAACTTACCTTCCGGGGCATCGCAGAGCAGGACCATTCAGGCCGTGAACGGTGAATCAGTCACAGTCACCACGGCATACAGTGAGACGCCTCAGGCCGAAGCTGTTTGGGTGGTGGAATCTGACGAGCTCTACGCGCAGCAGTACCGCGTTGTCAGCGTAACCGATAACGATAATGGCACCTTCTCGATCACCCAGTATTCTCCGTTCGCGGTGGTGAATGGGCAAGTATTTATCAGCGATGCATTTATCCAGGACGGCACTATTACTAATGCGAAGATAGGTAATTACATCCGCTCATCAAACTATGTTGCTGGTCCCGGCGGTGCTGGGTGGAACATTGATAAATCAGGAAACTGCGAGCTGCACGGTGCGCTGTATGCTTCGAGCGGTAATTTCGCGTTCACCGGGAATGGTAATGGCGTCACCATTGACGGGAAGGGCGTAAAAATTGATCTCGGAGGCGGTAACCTGATTGTTCTTGGAGAGTGGTAACTATGCCAAAGGGTTTACGTATTACCTATGCGGACGGCGGCCCGGTAATGGAAATAACTGCCGGGCTTCGCTGCCCTTCGTTTTGCCAGAACGTCAGCGAAGCATGGGATGTTAACCAGTACACGATTAATCAGCGCGTGGATGGCAGCCAGATCGTCGTTATCCCGCGTAATACCGTTTACAAACTTAACAGGGGTACAAACCTCATTCCCACGATCGGCATGCTGGATGGATTTACCGTATCAGGTAACACCATCACCATAAATACCTGGTGGAGCGATAACTGGGGGCGTGCAAAAACCTTTGACGCGTCTATCTGGCAAATCCTCCCGGCATCGTCCGGTAGGGGGTTGCTGATTCAGGATAGCACGGATTTCCTCTCGATCACTGATGCCACGATGTCGGGCTACTGTGTCTGGCGCGGTACCGTCACTTTCACCGGGAGCTGGGCTACACCGACGACAACTATCTCACGCGACCGCTATATGGTGTTTGCAAAATGGAGTGCTGATAACGTCACCATCGAATTCGACGGCGCGAATATTATTGCGACAGTCGATCATGCAGGTCTCGATCAGGATGCGACCGTTACCATGCAGATCGCTATTTTTGCCAGCGGCGTAAGCCCGACCCCGGGAAGAGGCCTGAATATCATTAAGGGTGGAGTCTGCGTGTTCTCCACCACGCGAAGACCGTTTGTGTACCGGAACCAGACCTACGCTCCATCGTGGGGGAATACCGACATCGGCGATCGCATGATACTGCTTGGCCGCTACGGCTATAACAGTGAGGTCTACAACGGCTGGGACTACCTGAAATGGGCTGGACTGATCCGCAGCGGCAATCTGGTGCGCGCGGGGAGGGGAAGAAATGCCGCTTCATGGACATCGCAGTACAGTGTGGTGGGCCGACGGCTGACAAGCCTCTCTATCCCCATTATTGATGCAATTTACTAACAACCCGCTCCGGCGGGTTTTTTATTATCAGAATTCAGGAGTCCACTATGTCAGCAGGAACCATCACCCTGACAAACGGGTCCGCTATTGTTAGCGGTTCCGGAACTTCATTCGCAACAGAACTTGCCGCAGGTGACTTCATTGTCTCTACTGTGGGCGGTGTTCCGTATACGTTTCCGGTTAAATCGGTAGAGGGTAATACCCAGTTGACGCTGGTCAGCAACTTTACCGGGCCAACGCAATCCGGCGCGGCCTGGTCAGCCGTCCCCCGCGTGGCGCTGAATATGGTAACTGCCGCGCTGGTGGCGCAAAGTGCTGAAGCGCTGCGTGGACTGAATTACGACAAACAGAACTGGCAACGCATTTTTACTGGAACAGGAGATGTACCGGTAATTCTGCCGGATGGAACAACATGGACGGTCCCAGCTTGGAATAGCATTACCACATCACTTTCAGGCAAGGCGGCAAAAGGTGCAAACAGTGACATCACCTCTCTCAATGGACTAACGACAGCGCTGTCTGTAACACAGGGTGGTACCGGTTCGAGCACTGCTTCAGGTGCTCGCCAAAACCTCAGTTTAGGAAACAGCGCCACCAGGGACGTTGGAACAGTTGCGGGAACGGTAGCCGCTGGCGATGACGCACGCCTGAATACTGTGGACGGAAAAACAGGAGGAACTCTAAATAGCGGTTTGTCTGTACCAGGTGCTGCTGGCTTTACAGTTAAAGCAGGCGTTTACAATGGTGGATCAATCAATAATGCAATCGTTGTTACAAACGTATCGAACACCAACCCTGGTGCTGGCGACTGGGTAAACTTCCTGCGCGGTGGATGGTGGACTGGGGAGTGGACTATTGGGGCTTTACGAACCGGCGGAGCTTCTATTCAATCGGTTCAGATTGCTTTACGCGCTGATAATTCCTCTCCATTTGCGCTCTGGAATTTCAACGCAAATGGCCAGGCTACTGGTACGTGGGTAAACAATTCGGATCGGAGAATTAAGGACGATGTTGTTGTTATTCCTGAACCACTGGAAGCAATGAAGAAGCTCAGAGGATATTCCTGGCGCCGTCTTGATTCTGGCGTAACTGGTTTTGGTTTTATTGCTCAGGAAGTCCAGGAAGTTTTCCCTGAAGCAGTAAACCACTTTGGGCAGGCGATGACGATGGAGGATGGTACCGAGGTTAAGGATGTCCTTTCAGTCGATACAACGGGTGTTTCCGCGGCGCTTCATCATGAGGCCATTCTCGCATTAATGGATAAAATTGAAGAGTTAACCCTGGAAGTGGAAGCGCTTCAGTCCGGAAGCTGA